CGCTGGCGCCGAGTCTTCCGCTGGCCTGGCAGCGCTCACCCGGGAGATGTCGGCGCGCATGGCCGAGGCGACGGCGAATGTCGCGCAGGCCGGGGACGCCCTCGATGAGCTGCGCGCCAAGCGCGAGGCTCGTCGTGCAGGCTGACCAGATCACCCGCCCCGCCTACCTGTGGGTGCCCGATCACGCGACCTCGTCGGCTGGGCGCGAGGCTGTCGACCTTGCCAAGTCCATCGGGCAGGAGCCGGACGCCGAGGAGGAGCTGGCGCTCGACGCCATCCTGTCTGAGCGTGCCGACGGGCGGTGGGCATCGCTTGAGGCCGCCATCGTGTGCGGCCGGCAAAATCTCAAGACATGGACGCTCCAGATGAGCGCTCTGTATGACCTCTACGTCCGCGACGTGGGCCTCGTGGTGTGGACCGCGCACCGCTTCCGCACGACCCAAGAAGCCTTCCGCGACATTCACGCCCTCGTCGATAACTACGACCACCTCCGCAAGCGGGTGAAGAAGGTCCGCACCGCTAACGGCGAGGAGGGCATCGAGCTCCTGTCGGGTGCGCGGCTGGACTTCCTCGCCCGCACCTCCGGCGGCGGCCGCGGCCTCTCAGGTGACACGGTCGTCCTCGACGAGGCTCTGTTCTTGACGCCGACCATGATGGGCTCGCTCCTGCCGACGCTGTCGGCTCGGCCAGACCCGCACGTCAGGTACGGCAGCTCCGCAGGTCTCCGCGAGTCGGAGGTGCTTCGCAACATCCGCGACCGTGGCCGCGCCGGCGGCGACCCGTCGCTGGTCTACCTGGAGTGGAGCACCGAGCCTGGTGGCTGCGCTCGCCCTGACTGCGACCACAAGCCCGGGACAGCTGGCTGTCAGCTCGACGACGTCGCCATGTGGCAGGCCGCAAATCCTGCACTCGGGCGCAGGATCGGCGTGGAGTATCTGGCAGCGGAGCGGCGCGCGCTGCCGCCTCTGGAGTTCGCTCGCGAGCGCCTGGGGTGGTGGGAGGAAGTCCCACAATTCGGCGACGACGCCATCATCCCAGAGACGGCGTGGGCGTCCAGGCTTGAGCCGGAGTCGGAACTCCCTGACGGCGCTCCTGTCGCGTTCGCTGTGGACACCTCGTGGGATCGCCTTACGACGTGGATTGCTGCGGCCGGGCTGCGATCCGACGGGGTCCCGCACATCGAGGTTGTCGCTCACGACTTCGGCACGGATTGGGTCCTGCCGTGGTTCCGTGAGCGCTTCGACAGGTACAAGCCGCGTGCTATCGGCCTGCAAGCCTCGGGGGCGCCGGTGGCTTCCTTGCTGGAGCCGTTGCGCCACGAGTTCAAGTCGGCGGTCATCGGGATGGGTGGAGCTGACTTGGGTCGCGCGTGCGGCATGTTCTACGACTCTGTGACCTCGGGGCCATTGGCGCACCGGGGGCAGCAGCAGCTCGACCAGGCGGTCCGCCACGCTGTGGTCCGCCCCATGTCTGACTCTTGGCTCTGGGATCGGAAAGTGAGCCCGGTGGACGTTGCGCCGCTGGTTGCCGCGACCGCCGCCCTGTACCTACTCAATACGGCTCCTGAGCCGAAGAAGCGTTCCGGCCGTGTCGCCGGTTTCTAACCCTGTGGAGGTGGTCGTCTCGTGTTGACGACGACGCAGGCCACCGCCCTGCTGAAGGAGCTCCTCGCGGAGTCGGAGGCTGAGCGCGGCCCGCTCATGCGCCTGGACCGGTACTACCGCGGCGAGTTCGACATGCCGTGGATTCCTCCGCAGGCTCGCGTGGAGTTCCGCGCGATGCTGAAGCGGGCACGCATGAACTGGCTGCGCCTGGTTGTCACGACCATCCGCCAGCGCTTGTCTGTGGATGGCTTCCGGGTCGCCGCTACTGAGGATGCCGACATGGCGGCCTGGGCGCTATGGCAGGCCAACTCGATGGATGCCCGGCAGGGTGCCGTCCACACAGACGCCTTAGTCTTCTCCCGCGCCTACATCACCGTGTGGCCGGATGAGGCCATCGGCGCCCGGATCGCTGGCGAGTCGCCCCTGGCGATGTATGGCCGGCCTATGGTCGACGACCCCATGCGCTTGGACCTGGCCGTGAAGACGGCGACGATGCCGGACAGCACGCAGCAGGCTGTCTTGTATGACGCGGAGGCGGCTTACCGCTTCCTCCAGTCGAAGACTAACTGGGAGCTGTTCGAGGTCGTCCCCCACAATCTCGGCGTGGTGCCTGTGGTGCCGATGCTGAATGACGCTGACTTGCTGGGCCGCACCACGTCGGAGATCGAGCCCCTCCTGCCGATTCAAGATCGCATTGTGGAGACCTTGTCGGATCGGCTGATGGCGCAGAAGTATTCGGCGTTCCGTCAGCGCTGGGCGACGGGTCTGGTCATTCCCGAGGATGACAACGGCCAGCCGGTGGAGCCGTTCAACGCCGCAGTCAACCGGCTGTGGATCGCTGAGGACACCGAGACGAAGTTCGGTGAGTTTTCCGAGACCCCGCTGGGCCCGTACCTGGAGGCAGTCGACGCGGACGTTCGCCACATGGCCGCCTTGGCCCAGGTGCCCGCCGCGTACCTGCTCGGGGGGATGGACAACATCTCCGCAGACGCGATCACGGCAGCGGAGTCCGGCCTGATGGCGCGGGTCGAGGACAAGCAGGCGTCATTCGGCGAGACCTGGGAGCAGGTGATGCGGCTCGCTCTGGCCGCGTCTGGGGACGACGCTGCGGCGTCGGACCTGGCGTCTGAGGTCATCTGGCGTGACACCGAGACACGATCCCCCGCCGTCCTTGTGGACACGCTCACGAAGCTGCGGGCTATCGGCGTGCCGTTGCAGTACCTGTTGGAGCGTTACGGCCTGTCGCCGCAGACGGTCGAGCGTGTCCTGGCGATGGCGGCTGACGAGCAGGCAACGGTCGCGCGCGTGCAGGCGGATGCGTTCGGCTTGGCGGCTGCCAATGGGCTCGCCGTCGACACGATCATGGACTAGGCCGTGCGGCTGAACCGCGAGCTGGAGGCCATGACAGACGCGGCCACGGCGGCAGCTACGGCCATCCTGGCGCGAGCCGACGTTGAGACCTATCGCAACGTGTTCGCTACTGACGGTCGAGTGCTGACCTCGATCCTCATCGGGGCGAGGTATCGGGCAAAGGCAGCGACCGAGGCGGCGATGACCGCGACGCTACTGAGGGCCACCGGCACGGTTGTGTCTCCTGTGGTGGTGCCCTACGAGGCGGTGAAGTTCACTCGCACCGGGCTGGACACCGGCGCGCTGCTGGCGCGCACCCCTGGACTGATCGAGGCGAAGATCGCCGCCGGGACTGCCCCCGAGGTGGCGGTCCAGCAAGGCGTCAACTTGGCGAGATCGCTGGTGGCGTCCGAAGCGTTCCGTGTGAACCGATGCACCGTGGAGGAGGCGACCGCAACCGATCCCCGTTTCATCGGGTGGGTGCGTGTCGCGGAGGGTGACGCCTGCGACTTCTGCGAGATGCTCGCGAGCCGAGGCGCGGTCTACACCTCTGACAGCACCGCAGTCGGCGACGGCCTCGGCTACCACAACAACTGCCGCTGCTACGCCGAGGAAGTGGTAGATCGGTCGGTGGCGCGGGCAATCGCGCGTGACGGTGAAGCCGCCTGGGCTCAGCAAGTTTCCGAAGGCCGACTACCTCGTGTCGCCGGTGGCGGACGAAGCGACCTCGCCGCGGTCGGCTTGAACGAGTCCGTGGATGTGTTGCGCGCCAGGGTCGCGTTCTACGAGCAGATGGCGTCTGAGCGCAGCAACCTGCCAGGACGTAGGAATTACGCGGAGTCGAATGCCGAGAAGGCTCGCCGCGCCTTAGAGCGCGCACTACTCCGCACCCCATAGACCACCCCGGCGCGAGGCTGGGGCTTGATGGAAAGAGGCCGCGATGGCTGACGAGGAAACCCCGCAGGAGACGACTGCCCCCGAGGTTGTCGACCCCCCCACCGATCCCGGTGAGGCTGAACTTGGCGACGCTGGCAAGCGCGCCATCCAACGCGAGCGCGAGGCTCGCAAGGAACTTGAGGCCCGGCTCAAGGAGCTGGAGCCTCTGGCCGCGAAGGCCAAGGAGCTGGAGGAGTCTCAGAAGTCGGAGGCGCAGCGTCTACAGGAGCGCGCCGAGGCTGCCGAGAGAGCCGCCCAGGAAGCCAACGCCCAGTTGCTGCGCCGCGACGTCGCCGCTTCTAAGGGTCTGCCGCCGCAGTTGGCGGCACGTCTCCGTGGGACGACCACGGAGGAGCTTGAGGCGGACGCCGACGAGCTCCTCGCCATTGTCGCCCCCAAGCCCCCAGCCGCTGGCCGCGCCGGCGACGCGCTCGTGGGCACCCGCACTCCCCCCGCTGCCGCACCTGATGCCGACGCCATTGTCGACAAGCTGCGCGCGGCGGGTCGCCTGTAACCAAC